CGCCCCTGCAAATTGTTGGTTTAACATGCGAAGTTTGTCTTCGTCATCCATCATAATTCTTTCTTCTTCAAACAATCCTCTAGGAACAAAAGAAGGTTCGTTACCGCCAGTCATTGCTAACCTTTCTTCTATAGAAGGTGGTGCTGGCATACCTCCGCCTTGCTGGATAGGAGCGGCATATACTGGAGCTTGTTGTGGCTGTTGACCTCCGCCTAGCATGGATTGTGCAAACTGAGATGTCTCTAAAGGCTTATCTTTTGCTACTGATAAAAACTTATTTAGGCCTGTAGGGTTCTGTTGAACTGCTAGATTCGATAAATCTGTTGCTCCAGTAGCGGCTTGCTGGCCTACTGTAGGAATGGCTTGAGGAGCCGCTGAACCTAACCCAAGTTCCGTAGCTCCAGATGTTACTGAGTTTATTAAATTAGCTTGCTGAGCTGCTGCTGCGTTGGCAGCGTTTATTCCTTGAATTGCTGATCCTGTTTGAGCTGCTGCTCCTCCACCTGCGCCAGCAAGACTTCCTGCTGTGCCTGCTGCCGCTTTTGCCGCTGTACCTTTAGCTGCTGTTGCTAAAGCCGCTTGCTGAGCTGGAGTCATAGCTGCTGTAAGTGCCGCTTGACTAGCTCCTGCTCCTTGAGCTAAACCGCCAGCAAGTGCTTGCCCAGATGCCGTTGCCGGAGCTGCTGCTGCACCTAAGCCGCCAGTAAGTGCGCCTAATGTACCGCCAAGTAATGCGCCACGAAGACGATCATCTGGGTTTGTTACTGCGCCAACGCCAGCGCCTATTAGCATTGGTATTAAGAATGGGAGTGCCATAATTTATCCTATTAGTAACACCACAATACGGGTGTAGTTTCTCTTATATCTACGTGTACGAAGCTCTTTGCTACGCCTATTCCTGTGAAGCCTAGTTTAACAGCGTGTTCCACAACTGCCATTCTTTGCGCTCCACCTGTTACTTTTATATCTGCTGCAATGCCTTGAGCGTGAGTTCCAGGTCTAGGCTTCTTAGCCTCAATGCTGTGGCTGAGATTTCTATAGCCAGAAGTAATAATAAAAGGAAACCCGCAGGCTTCCCTTAACTCATCTAGCTTTAAAACAAACTCAACATTAATACCGTTAACGCCTGTTTCTTGGCAATCAAAATCTTCTAACTTAAAGTATTTAAACATTAAGACTTCGCTTTAAATATTGTTGGGTTATTTTGTTGGCCTGCTGCAAGCTGATTCATACCTTGACTAGATATATTCGCAAGCATACTGCCACCTTGACCACCTTGAGCGTTTAATCCTGGCTGTGCGCCAAAACCAAAGGCATTAAATTGTGGCCTCATTTGTAATTGTGGCTGTTGAGCGCGAGCCGCTTGCATTTGTTGTAATTGCTGAAGAACTAATGGGTTTACATTCATAGATTCATTAAATTGTGTTGCGCCCGCTTGATTTTTTCCGGTTTTTCTTGCAGCCTGCATTGCTTGAAATTTATCAAAGCCACTCATTCCTGCTTGAGTCTGACCTAACACAGGATTCTGGCTACGATTAGCCATCATTGCGTTAAACCGGTCTCTACCAGCGTCCATTCCTTTTTGTGGAGTTGCCATCCCGCTTTTTTTCCACTCACGGAATCCAGCGTCATTAGTTCCGCCATAAATCTTATTACCCCAACCAGCACCTTTACTTACTTTTTTGCCGGTAGCTTCTTCGTATTCAGCAAGCAATCCTGCCTCTTCAGGATCTACATTGTTAAAGCTTCTCTTTGCTGGCATTACGATCCGCCTCCACCACCAAATAGACCGTAAGCTGCCAATCCAGCACCCGCTGCTGTAGCTGCATTGTTGCCACCACCACCGCCACCAGAAGTATTACTAATCTGACCAAGGTTAATACCGCTAATACGGCTACCCAATCGGTCAAGTGCAGTCTCAGGAGCTTCCTGCTCGAATCTAAAGCGCTCTCTATCAGCGTTAATAAGGGCTTGATCGTAAGCGCCTTGCTGAGAGCCAACAGCCGAGACAGTCCTAGCAGGCGCTAAAAGGCCGCTCTGGACGCTGCCAAGGTTCTGAATGGCATTCTGTTGATTACGCAAGATAGCCTGTGTAGCGGCTCCTGCTGTAGCCTCAGCAGCACTCTGCTCTTGAATGCGCTGTCGATCACCACCAAATGCGCCTTGTTGGATAGCTTGACTGCCAATTCCAGGAAGGATCTGGCTTTGTAAGTTAGCAACTAGCGGATTGATAATTGACTGGCTTTGCGCTGAGTTAGGATCAAACGCTGCACTCAAGTTCTGAGCAGCTTGCATTCCAAGACCGCCTTGAATACCGGCAGCATCAAGACCTAGCTGTTGACCAGCCAAAGTGTTAAAGCCTTGATCTGCTACTGTCTGACCTGGATAGAATTGTTGTGGGCCAGCATCAAATGCAGCCTGAGACATTCCAAATAATTCAGTTAAAGCCTTTTCCTGCGCTGGAAATGGCTTATTTGTTGTTGTTGTATTTGCTGGTGAACCGCCGCCGCCGCCCATGCTATTCTCCTAATGCGGATTTATCCGCTAAATCGTAACTAAAATCTCTCATATCACATCTAAATCCCATATCTGTAAACATACTATCCAATCCATCTATGGCTGTTCTTGTTTTAAATCTTGTGCATCCTATTCTTCTTCCTTCTTCGCAAAAAAAGTCAAAGTGCTGTTTAACTAAGCCTAGACCTTTTCCTTTGCCTCCAGCAAGCCAGCATAAGAATGTTCTCTCTTCTGTTAAAGGGTGAATCTCTATTACAAATATCGCAAAGCCATCATCGGTCTTATACAATACTGCCGATCCATTTACGCATGCTGAGTAAACATCTTCAGCCCTGTACTCAAACCAATGAAACTGATTAAGGATCTCATTTATTCCAAATCCTACCCAATCCCACTCTTTCTTTATATCTGCTACTACTGGATTCATCTCTCTCTCTTTTTAAATGTTTTTAGCCTGTGTAATTACCCATTGCGAACCATTGGAAAAGATTGTTATAGCTTCGTAATTTCTTCGTATCTCAAAAGTTTGTGCGCCATCAATTGTAAATCCAGCTCCAGCATCAAGCGTTACTATATGGTTTGGCTGTATAGTATCATCTGATATGAACTGTATAGTCCTGTAAGCTTGATCTAATGGAGACGGAAGGTTAATTGTATAAGTTGAGTTAGTACCTAGCTCATGCGATAAAAGCACAAAATCATTAGACTGAGTGTAATCAATAAAATCGCCACCATCCGCAGTAATGCGAAAAGGCTCCATATCATTCATAGCAAAGTGCATCCACCCAAGAATACCATCTACGTCTGGGTTCACATAGTCATAGCGGTAAAGACCTCTTTCCGTATGGTTGCTAAAATCATTGGTAGTTCCATCGGAATACATGATCATTCCAATCTGAGGGTTTGCTACCGGCGAAGCTTGAGGGATAAAGGTTAACAACGTTTTCATGTCGTCAATCCTTTGGTTAAGCCTTCTTAGCTCATCCTCAAGTACCGGCCTGTTATACTCTGCTGGAAGATTAGCCATTATCGCTCACCTTCCATTCGACCTTGAACCACTAGGTTAGTAATTGTCCAGTTATCAGCAGAGCTATTACTTTCGATCTTAATGGTAATGTATCGACCAGCAGCTCTAATTGGAAAGCTTTTAAATGTGTCGTCAATAATAAAGCTATCTTTATCTAAGAATGTTGGAGTGGCATCAATAGTGCTTGAGAACCCTACAGAAAGTGTTGGGCTTCCAGCTCCCTCTTTACCTACTCGAATAGCTGATATTTCTTTAATACGATCCGCATCATTAAGATCGTGAGCTTTAGTAATTGCAAAAACGCTAGGGTTGGCTAATGATGAAACATTTCCTTCTCTATAAAAGTTACCTATAGAGTCTGCCGATAAAGCTGTATGGAATACGCCTCTATCTAAATAAGCAGAGATAGTTTGATCTCGCATTCCCCATTGGCCGGTCTTGTAGTTGTAATATATTTCCTTAGTGATACTCGCAGAATCTATAGGTACGCCCCATACAACTTCATTTTCTTTTGAGTTGTCAAAGCCATATACTTGAGCAAGCTCTGACTGAGCAACCTCATCTCTAAAGAATTGGTTCATACCGCTTTCACGGCCAATCATTTGTACAGAAGATCCATCAGTAACAAAGAATCCATCTCTGCTTACGCCGTAGTTTTTGCGTCCAACGGAAATAACTGAGTTAGGAGACACTGCTCCAACACTACCCTCTAAAGCTACTTGATAGCCAAATATGTTAGGTAATCCAACATAGTTTACTACGAACATTTGAGTATCTGTGTAAACCGCTAAGCCAGTACCTAATTGGCATACGCAACGTATGGGAGTCTCTGCTTCACGAATTAACAAGCTACCAGCGGTGTTTGTTGCTGCACCCACCCAGTTGTCTAGGTTATCTGCGCTACACCATGCAAAGCTTGTACTGTAGTCTACAGCGCCTTTAGAGTAGTTAAACGCAAGCATGTGTGGGCCTTGACGGTGGAAGCACTCTAGCGAATCAAAGTCGATGTCAGGGACGGTTAAGGTTGCTGTTGCTGGAGTTGTACCGCCAGAGAATGTAACCACATCTCCATTTGCGTAACCAGAACCAAAGTTTGTTATTTTAAAATCAACAATTACACCTGCATCAACTTTTGTTACTGTAGCAGTTAATCCACTACCACCAGTAGGAGATACAGTTGTGGTCAGGGTGTCACCTAAATTGTAACCAGCTCCACCTATATTTGTTGATAAAATTGCTGCCCCACTGACTTGATCATTGTAAAACGTATTAAAGTTTACGTTGTTCTTTTTAATGACTGGCTTGCCTGATCCTGCCGCACCAACAACAAAAGAGCCAAAGGTTTCAAAATCCCATTGATCTGATTCGTTTACAGCTTCATCCCAAGTTGTTCCTGAATCATCCCAATTAGTATCTCCTAGTTCTACTGTAGCTTCAGCAGTGCTATAAGTTTCATTTCCTGTAGGAATGTCTTCATAAATATATATACTATATTCTGAAAAACTTGCGCCCGTTGGATAAGCAGTTACTTGAAGGCCGTTTGGATCAAATGCCATGGGATTGACACCCAATCCAGCAATGCCATCAAGAGTAATATTAATACCTGAAATTAATCCATGAGGAGTATCTGTGGTTATATTTAAAGTGCCTTGTGACCTACTAGCAGCAACTATATTT